GAACGTAAGTGGAGAGCTGATTTTCACTTAATTGATAAAAAGATTTTGGTAGAGGTTGAAGGTGGGATCTGGAGTGGTGGGCGTCATACAAGGGGGAAGGGGTATATCGGTGACATAGAAAAATATAACGCAGCAACGATGATGGGTTATCAGGTAATACGGTTTAGTACGGATCAAGTGAAGTCAGGTCATGCGATCCAGCAGATAGAGAAAATGGTAGGGGATTGGGGATGAAGCACAGAAATAAAGATTGGCTTTGGATTGTTGGTTTTATTGTATTGGCGATTCTTGCTGTCGCTATAAACACATGGAACACGGTTCAAGTTTGCAAAAGTCAGGATGTGTACTGGGTTAATGGTACTCAACATACATGCAAATTATTTAAGTGATGGGGAATAAGGATGAATGCGGTGGTTGAGAAATTTGAACAGTTTGAATGGTTGATTCGGGGTACTACAGCAAAGTCACCTAACTTTGAGCCTGTGGTGCATGGGACAAATGAGAAGCCTTTAACGTATCAGGATAAATTGGGAGCTATTGCCTCGATGGACACTAAGCTGGCAAAAGCAATTGCTTCAGTCATTGTATTTGGCCCGGCAGCAAAAGCTGACTTTGATCATGTGCAGGAACATTTGGCAAATATCATGATTTTAAATGCGGTACATGATAAGCGTCGTGAGCCAGAGGGAATCAAGATTAAAGATTTAGCTAAACGTGTTGCATGGATGGTTATTCAATTTTCCTTAGACCCAACCTTTGAGGACAATTTTACTGCTAAAGGGCGCTTACATCTTGCTGCTGGTGTTAGAGAGTCTGAAATGAGCTTAAAGGCTTATGATTGCACATGGAAACAGTACGAAAAATTGATGTCACTGGCAATTGATTCTGCGATAGACGAAGCATCCAAAGCCATTAAAAAGTATAAGAAAGATACTTACAAAGAATTTGAAGCGTAAAGCTAGTAATATTTTTCTGATTCATGTATTCTTTTTCTATACTGGTCGTATTACGGTTCAACCGAGACCAAGTTATTAAAGGCTCGCCAAATGGTGGGCTTTTTTATTGCCTGAAATAAAGCGCTCGTTATGGTGATCTGAATTGCGCAACGGGATAAGCTCCGATTAATTTGATGATCACCGCCCAGATTCTAATTAGGTCGAATTCGCCATAATTAAAACTAAAGCTTAGCTCCGGTACAAGCTCCGGTGTAAGGAGATCCAGATGCTCCAATTCCTAAAACGCCTATTCTGCTTTCATCACTACGATTATGAGTCTGATATTTTTATTCAGGTGGAGTGTCGTAAGTGTGGAAAGCATCGAGATAATTACACGAATTAGCCGAACGTATTACGGCAAACAAAGCCCCTCGCATTCTAGATGTTGAGGGGTTTTTCTTTTCTTATTGGTGGTACCTATGACAGACAAAGTACAAGCTAAACAAGACTTAGAATTTTGCAGTGCTGAGCTGTCTAAATATCAGAATCTCAGTTGATCCGGATTAACGCTAAGTGAGTTGCATGCGATTGACGGCATCATGATTAAGCTGAAAGAGCGTATTAAGAATTTGCGTGTGGCGCTTTACTCTTAAGTTATAAAAATCCGCTTATATTTAGTATTATTCCCTTAATGAAAGGGGGATATATGAAAAATCAAAAATTTAAAGAAAAGATAAATAAAATTTGTAAATGGACATTGGTTTTCATGGGGGTTTATTTAATTGTTGGGGCATTTTTATTGAGGCTCGGAACAAACTTCGACCCAAATAAAGCTTATGATTTAATTAAAGATGCCCTAACTATTTCAGCATCTTTCCTTGCACCAGTAGCAGCGATTGTGCTTTTTAATGATTGGCGTGAAGAGCATAGAGTTAAATCACTATCATTAAGTTTAGACTTGATTAATAGTAAAGCTATTGAAATAGAGGAGTTAGTATTTGATTGTTTGGAATTCATTTTAAAAGATGAAAAAATAGATCACATTGAAATAATTTTTACAAAACCATTGAACCAATTAAGTTTACTTTATAGGGAAATAAGAACTGAAAAAAATATTGAAAAATTTTTATATTTAGTTAGTAGCTTACATACAGAAATTCGATATTTTAATAGGCTCTCAATCGAAATGAATGAGAATTTAGAGATAGTGAAAAAATTCGAAGAGTTAAATAAGACAAAGGATATTGATGATCAGATTTATCCAATTCCTCATAAAGATAAATATGAATCAAATCGTCAAGAGCTTATATTGCTCGCACCGAAGATAGAAAATTTAATTAATAATATGATTGATCAAACTAAAATTATAAAAGATGAATTGTAGTTAAGGGTCCTATCAAGGAGTGATGTGGTTATTAGATATGGATCAAAAGACCTACAAACTTTTCACCCAAAAAATCCCGCCAAAAAAGAAATCACGTACAAGACCATTACCAAAAGCATCTGGTAAGTATTTAGAAGTATTCGATCGACTAAAAGAAATCCTTGATCGAATGGAAATCAAATACGAAGAATATTTTCATTTTAAAACCACTAAACACTGGCGTTTTGATCTACACCTGGTTGGCTACCTTACTTTGATTGAAATAGCGGGTGGTCCTTGGTCTGGTGGACGTAAGGGTAAGCTGGCTACTAAGGCATGGAGCATTGATCGTTATGATCATGCTGAAGAAATGGGATATCGGTATATACGCTTCGAAGTCTCGGATATTTCATCATCCAGCAGGGCTATACAATGGCTTAGAAATTTAAAGGCATCACATGGAACAGTTCAGACCATTCCCACCGACAGATCTGATTGATCAGGCCGAAGAAGAGGAAGCCATTCGCTTGGCACCTGCACCCGAACTTAAAGAATGGGTCGTAAATAACTGGCTTACTTTAGGTGGTGAACTACATAACCCGGATCATGACCATATTGCAGAGTTACTTCATGACAATGAAGAGTTCCTTGCATTCGCCTGGGCTTCATCTGCCGCCATAGCGAAAAAACGTATGGTGCTTGGCCAATGTGAAAAGGTCATGTTTAACGTGGGTGGCTGGAAGAAAGCGCGCCAGGAACAACAGATGCGGGACTGGTTTGGCTTCGTACCTCAATATCTGATTACCGTTGACGCTACTTATTGTGAACAAGCTACAGATCGTGACTTCTGTCGTTTGATTGAACATGAGCTTTATCACATCGGTGTCGAACGTGATGAAGATGGTGAAATTATCTATAGCGATATGACGGGTCTGCCTAAGCATTACTTAGCTGGCCATGATGTAGAAGTGTTCTTTGGTGAAACCAAACGATGGGGGGCTGATGATTCAGTGAAACGTCTCGTTGAAATTGCGAAGAATGCACCGTTTGTATCTGAAAAAAGTATGGCTGCGTGTTGTGGGAACTGTGTCATCGGTTAATTTTTTTGCCCACTTTCCTTGATGTACCTTGATGGATGGTGATTTATGGCAAGACTTAAAAAACACGAAAAAGTATTTATAGTTCGAGCACTTGCCCAGTTTATGACCCCCACTCAAGTAGTAGAAGACATCAAGGTAAAATTAGGAGTTGATGTTTCCCCACAACAAGTGGAGACATATGATCCTACCAAAGTTGCAGGTGCTGACTTATCACAGGAATTTGTAGATCTATTTAATGAAGCACGTAAGCAATACATTGCCCAGCCGATCTATAACATTGAAGGTGCTAACGATATTGTGCAGCTTCAGATACTGAGTGATTTGCTGGTTTCAAAAAAAGGTAACGTGGTGATGGCAATCAAACTGATTGATCAGATGCAGAAGATTGTCAAAGGCCACTATGAAAAGAAAATAGAGATTACCGGTAAAGACGGTGGACCTATTCAGCAAGAAACTAAATCAACGCATCAATTCACACCAGATGAGCTTAACGGACTATCCGCGCAAGAGCTTTCGCGTTTAGCAATTAATGGCAAGTTATGACTTACGCAATCGAAGATATAGCGCCACTAATTAAAGAGTGGACGATCAATACGCGTCTGCCTGAAATCATTGAAGAAATGAAACGGCGTTATTACTACCGGATGCTGATAGAGCAGAATGAACTAAGTCGAGAGGCTGAAATCTACAGATGTAAGAGTAACCCGGCTCATTGGTTTAATCACTGGGTATGGACTTACGATCCACGGGGCATGCCTTTCGGGTTACCGGCCAATATTCCTTTTGTTTTGCGTCCGGGTCAGGTTGAACTCGTTGATTGGCTGATTGAACGTGAAAGTACCCAGACCCATGGCTTAATTGAAAAAAGTCGTGATGAAGGGATGAGCTATGTAGTCCTGGGCTTTTATTTGCATCGGTGGTTATTCGTTGAAGGTTTTGCTGGTGGCGTCGGTAGCCGTAAAGAAGATCTGGTTGATAAGAAAGGCGATCCAAAAACGTTACTGCACAAATTTAGGGATATGTTTTCCAAGCTGCCTGACTGGATGAAGCCTAAAGGCTTTGTTGAGAAAGTGCATGACAACTACATGCGAATCATCAACCCGGACAACGGTGCAACTGTTACCGGTGAAGCGGGTGATAACATTGGCCGAGGTGGTCGTACCACAATGTACTTTCTGGATGAATGGGCATTCGTAGAGCGTCAAGAAGCAGTTGATGCTGCAATTTCTCAAAATACTAACGTACACATCAAGGGGTCTACTCCAAACGGGATTGGTGACAAGTTTCACCAAGATCGTTTTAGTGGGCGTTACGCCGTTTTTACAATGGCATGGCGTGATAACCCAGATAAGAATTGGCAGGTCGAATTTAATGGCAAATTAATTTATCCCTGGTATGAAAAACAATTGGCCACCCTTGATGACATCGTTTTAGCTCAAGAGGTTGATATTGACTATGCCGCCTCGGTAGAAGGTGTGTTGATTCCATCAGCATGGGTACAAGCTGCGGTCGATGCTCATCTTGAATTAGATATTCAGCCGTCAGGCGAACGGATGGGCGCGCTTGATGTGGCGGATGAAGGTAAGGATAAGAACTCTTTTGCTGCACGTCATGGCATCGTATTGCAGTATTTAGATACTTGGTCTGGTATTGGTGATGACATCTTTGGAACGACTCAAAAAGCCATTGATGCTTGTCTGGATCTACGCTTGAACTCGTTTTTTTACGATGCTGACGGCCTTGGTGCTGGTGTACGTGGTGATGCCCGAGTCATTAATGAGCAGAATAGATCCAAAGGTATTCCGGAGATCGAAGCAAATCCATTCCGAGGCTCAGGTGCGGTGCACAACCCGGAGCAGGAAATGGTTGAGGCGCGTAAAAATGTAGACTTCTTTGCCAATCTTAAGGCTCAGATGTGGTGGTCATTACGCATAAGATTCCAGAATACTTATCGAGCCTTACAAGGTATGCAATATGACCCAGACAATCTTATTTCGCTCTCTACCAAAGACATAAACAAGCAGGAGCTTGAACAGCTCAAGCGAGAGTTATCGCAACCCACTTATACAAAAAATGGTGCAGGCAAAATCCTAGTCAATAAGCAACCGGATGGAGCTTTATCTCCAAACCGAGCAGACAGCATCATGATTTGCTTTAGCGATATCCGAGAGCGAAAACGGAAAAAACCTGCAGGTGCAGGATCTCGAACTTATTAAGGTGTTTACATGGCAAAGTCTAAAAAGGACAAAGCGTCAAAGAAGGCTTTGTCTTATGGCAATTTATACACTCAAGAAGCGGTCACTCAGTTTCTGGTGAACTTTGGCAAACAGCCTGATACGGATGAAGTACTACGCAAAGCAGGCATTACACGTCATAGATTACGTGTACTGCTTGATGATGATGAGATTGCTCAAGTAGTGGAAACGCGAATTGATGCATTGCTAGCTACGCCGTTGCGTGTTGAACCCAATGATACTGATGAAGCACAAAAGCTTAATCTGATATTGAAAGAATGGTTTCATGAAATTGCTACTGGTGCCATGAGTGCACTGTTCTTTGGTTATTCAGTACAAGAAGCTGTCTATGAGCTAAAGTCGGAAGGTTATATTGGTTTGAAGTGGATTGGTGAAAAACCGATGCAGTGGTTTGAGCCTAAGAATGATGGTCGGCTAATCTATCGTCAGGATGGAAGCAATGCAGAGCATGAAGTAGACCAGGTCTTTAAATTCTTTTTAACACGCCGTAAGGCTACATATGAACAGCCCTATGGCAAAGCGTTATTAGCTACCCTGTACTGGTTGTTCTTCTTTAAGCAAAATGGATTCAAGTTCTGGGCTAAATTTCTGGAGCGTTTTGGAACGCCAATCTTACTGGGTAAGTGTGAAGACACTGAAACCGAGGACATGAGCAGAGCATTACTAAATGCGCATGCTCAAAGTGTTTTGGCTATTGATGCTGAAGATGATGTTCAGATTTTGTCTACATCAGGGACAAGTGGTACTGCTGGTGCTGCGTTTGAATCATTCAATAATCAGCTAATTCGCCAAATCCAGAAGGTTGTATTAGGACAGACGCTTACCAGTGGTACTGATGGAAAGGGAAGCTATAGTCTTGGCCAAGTGCATGAAAATGTACGAATGGATAAGCTTAAATCTGATATTAGGCTTGTCACACCGACTTTACAGGCTGTGGTCAATGCTCTATGCGCTTTAAACGGTTGGGGTGATTATGAAGTAATGCTTGGTGAAAAGCCAAAACCGCTGAATAAGGATCAGGCTGAGCGTGATGTTCATTTAAAGAATGCTGGGGCCAACCTTTCTAAAGATTATTTTATTCGTGAGTACGGACTGCAGGATGGGGATCTGGTTGAGCAAACACAAACCGGTTTTAATCAATTCACTGCAGTACCGCGCCAGGCATTCAACTTCAAGGCAACAGCAAACAAGCTCTCACCTGAACAACAGGAAGTTGAAGAGCTGACTGATGGCCAGGATGAATTGCAGCTACTGAAACCAGATCAGGTCAAGGAATTGATATTCAAGTCTGATAGCCCTGAAAGTCTGGCTTACAACCTGATGCAATTAATACCTGGTGCAACTCAGACACAGTTCACAGCTAATCTGGACCAAGCTTTGTATGCTGCAGATGTATTGGGGTATGTGACAGCTCAAAATGGGAAGTAAGCTATGCAACCAGTCACATTCCTTGAGGCGCTTCGGTACGCTCATAGCAAAAAGATCGTGCTGCCGGATGAGTTCTATTCAATGGACCTTAAGACCCGACAGATGGCGACTACGGTTAGCTTTCTATCGAGTCTTGAGCAGATTGAAACGGTCATCAAGGCGGTGAATAAATCGATTGCCGACGGCGGTACTTTTAAAGATTTTCAGAAGCTCATTGAAGAATCTGAAATCATTATGCCAAAGCACTACCTGGATAATGTATTTCGTACCAATATTCAAAGTGCTTATGGTCATGGACGGTGGCAACAACAGCAACGAAATAAGGCCAAGCGACAATATCTGATGTACTCGGCTATCAATGATAGTCGAGTGCGTCCCAGTCATTTGGCTCTGAACCGGATCGTATTGCCGATTGATCATCCATTTTGGCTGACACATTACCCGCCGTTGGGCTTTCGTTGTCGCTGTACCGTGATTGCCTTAACCGAGAAGCAAGCATTGAAGTACGGCATTACGCCTGAGGATCAATTACCAGAAGTGGCCGAGGCGTTGGACTGGAGTTCTCATCCATTACAGTTTGGTGAGCTTGAATCGCTTGTAGATAAAAAGATCAGTGCTTCAAGTCTGGATAAAGAATATCTCCTCGAGCAGAAGGAAGTCATCAAAGCTGAATGGACTGCATCCAAAAAGCTGACAAGCCTGTTTGCACCAATGGATGATAAAACTCGGGACCTATTCGACACAGTGGCCAATACCGTTATTCCTCTGGATCCAAGCATCCGGCCAAGTGCGATTCGCACCTTTCTGGATTATGTGCAGGGGAATGATGCGGCACTAAGTAGCTACTTAAACTCTGCCACAAGCTCACTGGCTGATGATGTACTTAAACGCTGGCTGAGTACTGATCTGGCAGCTATTCAGGCTGTAGCGAGTAATACGACTTCAACTGTGATGGGTGCTGCGACACTTCAGCAGGTAGCAGCGTATCAGGTAGGACAAACTGTCCAGTTTAATGCGCCGTTGCTGATGACTGATACAGCTTCAGATATCGCAATTAAGATTGAGAATGCTAAGGGTCTCGGTATTGATCTGGATATGCTCAATGCTGGTAACGGCGTTCTCATGCCGATGGGGCTATCTTTTGAAGTGGTTTCGATTGAAACGGTTGAAGGACAGATGGTTTATACACTCAAGCCCTTGTTGAACTAATTTAAAAATGAATATGACCGCCTTCTGGGCGGTTTTTTTTATGGAGCATGAAAAATGCCAAAAGAAGAGGAACATAAGCCGAATC